ATGTAGGCGGATTCGTTACCCAAACATTTTAACCCCATATCCCCCTAACTTCGACTTTCTGTTGCAGATTTTATATTATGACAACGTTCACACAATGCTTGAAGGTTCTCTTCATCTAACCTTTCACCACCACGGTTGATAGGTAGTATATGGTCGGCTACTGTTGCTTTGGTTACTTCATCATTCGCTTCACAATGTTTACACAACGGATTCTTATCTAAGAATAACTTTCTTAACTTACGCCACGCCCAACTGTTATAGAAGTCTGCATTGCTGTTATCACGTTCAAACGGCTTGCGGTCCACTACCCAACTACGCTTCACTGCTTTAGGTTTGTTTGCCATAACTAATCTTCTTTTAACCAATCAGGCAAATCTGAATGTGGATTAATATTATCAAAAGCTTCAGTAGGATTTCCCATTGGTATCGCTTGTACTACATCGGATTCATAGTGTATGTGATTCTCGCTTTCATCTTGCGGATCTACAAACTTTGTCTTATCACCAATCCATTTCAAGTTTGTAACACCAACAGAACCACCACGGTATTTAGCGAATATCAATTCAGTATTACCACCATCAGCTACCATATCTTCAAACTCCGGACTTCCTTCTATTTCAATCTTGTAGTATTCAGGTCGGTATATAAATTGAATGATGTCTGCATCTTGCTCTATTGCTCCTGATTCACGCAAATCAGATAACAATGGTCTTTTACTTGAACCACGTGTTTCTACTGCTCTACTCAATTGCGATAAGGCAATCACCGGAATATCTAATTCCTTTGCTAACATCTTCAATCTTCTACTTATAGATGATATTTCTTGTTCTCTATTACCTTTGATTGTACTGTTTGTCATTAGCTGTAGGTAATCGATAACCAATAACTTAATATCAAACATACGTTTCCAATAGCGCGCTTTTAATACAATGATGTTTATATCAGTTTCAGAAGCATCATCGATAAGTAAATTATATTCAGACATTCTACCCTGGTGATTCGCATACGATTCGAAATACTTTTGTTTATCGAATCCGGTTTTAATCAATTGTGAAAGATGAAAGTTTGTATCAATTGCTACAGCACGTGCTGTTAATTGAAGTGCCGACATTTCTAAAGAAATAAATCCTACAGGATTTCCCATCTTCACATTCTCGATAGCAGTTTTAAGAATCAAAGAAGTTTTTCCCATTCCAGGGCGTGCTGCTAAGATGATTAATTCTTGCGGTTGATAACCACCGGTGTATTTGTTTACACGTTTGAATCCGGTATGCACACCGATTAGTTTATCGTTTTCTGTTTGGTTTGAAAGGAATTCAATCTTCTTTGAAAGTTCCTGAAGATTTTCTTTAAATAACTTTGCTTTTCTTCCATTGATACCAATGTTAGAAATTACATCAAACTGATGTTGAAGCTTTGCCATCAAATCAAAAATATCAGTTGAATCGCTGTAGGCTAATGCAGTAGTGTTGTGATTGAATTTAATGATTTCACGTGCAATGTATTTCTGTAAAAGAATTCTACACCAGTACTCTATGTGTGCAGCAGAAGAAGCTTTTTGCATCAATTGAATCAAATAGTATTCACCACCCACCAATTCCATTTTACCAAATCGGCGTAACCTTTGCGAAATAGTTAACATATCGATTGGTTCGCCTTCAGCAAATAAAGAATGGATTGCTTCAAAAATGTATTTGTTTTGTTCTTTGTAGAATGCATCACCGGTTTTAATCACCATCATCATTTCATCCACACCTTGCTTATCAATAATTGCAGCACCCAAAACTGATTCTTCAATATCAATTGCAGAAGGTGGAATCATACCTTTATGCATTTCAATTATCTTTGTTTTATTTACTTGAATTGGTTCCATGATTAAAATCTATTTGCCATGTAGGCTGGTTTATTGTTTTCTTCTTTTTGGTGTAGATCAATTACTTTTGATGATTCGTTTTGATTTCTGATGAAGTTCACTGCGAAAGAAATTAATCGGCCACGAATTACACGCTGATCAAACTCTAATTTTTCTTTTTCACATTTCGCATTGAACAAAATTTTAAACTCATTGAAGTCTGAAATTTTAGATTTATATTCCATACAAAATTGCTCATAAGCAGAAGGAAAATTATTTTCAAAAAAATCAAGTGCGAACTCCTCTCTATTAATTGTATTATTAATTGTAATATTCTCATATATTGATTTGCGCTTTTCGTCAATAGGTCTTGCGCTTTTCGTCAATACCTCTTGCGTTTTTTGCGTATAGGTCTTGCGCTTTTCGTCAATAGCTTTTAAAGGCTTTACACTTAATACAATTTGTCTTGTATTCCCTTGTTTTTTGTTTAATTTAGTTTTGATATGACCTCTTTTTTCTAACTGAGAAATCCATCTAGAAATAGTAGAACAACTTACTTTGTAAAGTTCAGCGAAATAGCTATTTTCTGCCCAGCAATACCCTTCTACATTACACATAGCCGATATTTCACCGTAAAGCAATTTAGCATTAGGTATTATTTCGTTATCATAACGAACAGAAGCTGGTATTATAGCGTAGAAATTAGGTTGCATAACTTATCTTTTACTTAATGCTAAATAACCCAGTTTAACCTTTTCTACATCGATAATTTTACCGGCAATATCACTCATAGATTTTGCTTTCTCATAATCTTCTTTAGTAGCATTACCACCTGATATTTTTTGAAACATACCCATTAATCCAGCACTTAAATCAACACATGTTTCAGGAACATATACAGCAGGCGTTTTAACCTCTTTTTTAGCTTTACTTTGTTGAATTTCAGTAGATGAATTACCAACAAAAGTTACTTTAGTCATGAAATCTTCAATAGCTGAATGATTCACTACAAAAGTTCGTGAATCTGTTTCAATCTTATACTTATTACCCACTAAAGCTACTTCAATACATTTGTGTGTTTTTTTAATTAAATGCGGTGCTTCCTGGTACACAAAATCGAACCCTTCGAAATTGTATTTTAATTCTTCTAACTTGTTTTGCATGATTCTTTTAATTTTTGGTTTAACTTAATTAGCGTGCGCTTTGCTTCAATTAGAATAGACGCATTTTCTTTTATATATTCAACTTCAATTGGATTTTTAACCCCTAAAAAACGTTTTACAATAGAATCATCACAAAACGAATTTTCGATTAAATTTTCACCCATAGAAGCCATAAATAAATTTTCAATAACTATATTTTCTTTGTTGCCATCTTTAAACTTAATCATCATTCCTTTTGGAACTGGTCCGTTGTGTTGCTCCCAAAGTAATCGATGTTTTAATTCAAAGTTTTTAACCCTTTTTTCGCCATATTCATCACGAACTTTTACTTCAATATAACCATCACGTGTTTTGCGTTCCCAACCAATAGCTTTCCAATTTTGCGGAATATTACGTTTTGGAAATTGTGTTTTTCTTGAACGTTCCTGACTTTCTTCAGGCATAAAATCATCCCACTTTTTACCTTTGTTATGTGATACATTACCTTTTTTAAATCGGCTTTTTACACCATGCGTTCGTAAAGTTTCTGCAAACATTTCTTGTTGCTTCAATAAAAATTCAGATGAACGTTCTATTCCTAAGTCTTTTGCTTTTTTCCAACAGTAAGGACCTTTTCTACCAATTATTTCACCTACTTCTTCCGTTGGTGTATTTGGCCATAAATCTCTAAGCAACTGCAATTCGCTTGCATTCCATTTTCGAGGCATATCCAATAATTTTAGTTACTTCAGTAATTTTGTTTCTAGTAGTTGCATCAATCAAAAAAATCATTTCAATTTCATCTACAACCGTTGGCACGTAATAAGTATTCATTGAATACGCTACTGCAATGTTTCTTTTATCAAATTCAAGCAACTTGCTTAAGATGAAAACCACTACTTTTTTGTATGGTGTATCTTTTACTCCAATTACTTCTGATAATTTGCAGTTGAATACTTGCATTACAGCTAATTCAACTTCTTTTGCTTTGGTTTCGTTGTAGATCATATTTTTAATTTTTTAATAAAAAAGCAGTTGTCCCAGATTTCGAGTTAAACATTTTCATGCCTTGTACTATTCCCTACTTCTCACGATAGTAGGCAACTGCTTTTAATTATACTGATTTCAATTTTTTACAATTCACACATTTACTAATTGTATCACACACATACTCTTCATTGCATAATTCACCTGGTTTACATTTTGGATATGTTTTACCAACACGGCTATTGGTTCCGTTATATTTTGCAGCTGCATTGGATGCAGATTTTGGAAATTTTAAAACTTTGCTAGACATATCCTAAACGTGTTAATGCAGCTGTTAAAATGATAATTTGATTGTGTTTGTTTCTTGCTACTTCAGTAGGTAAAAAAGTGCCGTTTTGAATCCAGCGTTCTAATGAAGTGCGGGTTTTTATAGGAAGCAATTCCAATTGCAATATTTCACCAAGCGTTAAAGTAGATCTACGCAATAAATCTTTACGTTTTTGATGAATGTCTGTTTTTGCCATTTTCTCCAATTGCGATTTTGAAACAATTACCAAACCTCTTTTTTCAAGGTATTTAGCAAAATCCGATGCTTTAATTACAGCTTCCATTATTCTGATTTTAAACGATCAAAAACATCAGTTAATTTTTCACATATATCTTCATCAACAATTCTAAAGTGCCAAAAATCCCATAAGCGACCTTCAGGCATTTCAGGATAATAATTTGATACAATAGCAAACAATGCATCAAAACTTTTAAAACCTTTATCAAAGAATTTTTTCAAAACTTGTGAAGATTTAAATGCGGTATCAATTCTTTTAATCGTCTTAATATCTCGCTGTTTCATTTTCGATAATTCATCTAATGGCATAACTTTTGTATATTTGTATTATAAATTATGTGAATAATTACTATACAAATATAGTAAGTTATACTATACAAAAAACAAAAGTATAGTAATTTTTACAAATTTTAACATTTTAAAAAAGATAAATAACTGATTATGTACAACTTAAGTAAAATTGAGAAATTAAATTTTGTATTGGAAAAATGCAAAGAATTGAGTATTTCAGCTTATGAAATTGCTAAAAACACAGATTTAACTGAAGCAGGAATCATAAGAATACTTAACGGAACGTCAAAAAATCCACACGAAAACACCTTAAATTCAATTATTTTGTTTTTAGAGAAAAAAGTTTTGGGTAAAAATATTGGTGAAAATCTTCACATAATAGAAGAAGAAAAAGAAGAATATAATAAATCAAACAGAACAGAAGATTATATTAAATGTTTAGAAGAAAGAAACAATTTAAATATTAAAATTACCAAACTAAAACTTCTTTTAGCTAAACATAATATAGATTTTGAAAGTATTTTAAATGAAAAATAATTATATTTGAAGATAAATTACTTTACAAATGAAATACCTATTATTATTAATTTGCAGCATATCTTTTGCTCAAACGGAAAACATTTCGATTAAACACAATACTATTTATTTTACTGAAAAAATAAGTACTGATTCTACCTATATATCAAAACTTACTGATCACCCAAAAATTCAATTAAACGGTAATAAAGGATTTTTCAAAAACGCGGAATGTAAATGCCCTGGAACATCTTTTTTTATATCAGAAGAAATGGATTTTGATTTTACAATCAAAGAAAATTCAGTAGAAATTTATAATATTCGCTTCAAAAACTCAATACAAGTTAACCTTGGTGGCGCTTCAACAAGTTCAAGCGAAAATTCATTAGAATATTACGCTATAAAAAACGATGGAACATTGCGCCAAAACGGAACATTCAAAAAGAATTACGAATGTTTGTCTAATTTTTTCAAAAGCGTTTTTAATCTATAATATCCATTAACGCTTTATCTCTCATTTCGGCTGGAAACTTATCTTTGTAGTAATTATCTACATCATCCCTTTCATGGCCCATCAATTCGCGCAAAATATCAGCATCAATCATTTTGTTTTTTCCAATGGTTGCGAATGTATGTCGTGCTACTTTTACACCTAAATTACCACCCATAGGCATCACTTCAATACCTAAAGCAGTTTGAATAGCTTTCAAATTCTTAGCGTAACGCGATCTAAATGTTTCATATCCTTTCACATCCTTTCGGAACTCAAAAACATATTTAGTGCTATTTTTGTATTTTTTCAAAATGGCGGCGGCTTTTGGATGAATGTATAAATCAATCAGTTTTCCGGTATTCGTTTTTCCACGTTCAAAAAATAAGCGATTATTAACGATTTGCTTTTTTTCTAGGTAATAAATATCAATCAAATCAGCACCCGCAAAATAGAATTGCAGCAAAAAGAAATCCACCGCTTCAGTTTTCATTTTTGGACCAGTCCAGGATTCTAATTTTTCAATTGATTCTTTAGAAATATGTTTCTTTTTTGAATTATAGGATTTAATTTTCATTCCGGCAAAAACACCCGCAAACGGCTTTTTATTTTCAAAGCCATACTTTATACTAGCTTTGTTGTAAAGCGAGCGCAACGTACTCAAATAACCGTGAATTGTAGGTTTTGAATTGCCTTTGTTAATCAAATATTGTTTAAAATCAGTCAATACATTGTAATTTATTTCAGATGCGGGCAAATCTTCAATAAAAACTTCAAACTGATTCAATACATTTTGATATACTTTCAAATTTCCAGCGGTTTTATTTCGGTACACAATGTTATTATGTTTTTCAAAAACTGCAATTTGTTCTTTCAGCTGCTCAAATAATTGGGCGCAAAACTTTTTAAAAGAAGGTTCTTTGTAATTGGATTCAAAAAGTAAGTAAAATGCTTTGGCCACATCATCCACACCAGATAAAACAATTTTGCGTGCTGCAATTTTATAATCATTCAAAAGCGGAAACAAAATATTAAAATCGGGATGTTTTGCAGAAATAGTTTTATGATCTTCCAAAAAATGTGCTATTTTTGAAAATCCAATTGTTTTTTGTTTTCGCACACCTTTGTGCGATATTTCAAAAACCATTGGAAACCCTTCAGGAGTTTCTTTTTTAGCTTTAAGAAGTTTTAGTTCAATTTTCATTTGTTATCCGATTTTAATCCGCAATATTTCCGCAAAAATGTTTTGAAAAGTGGTAAAATATGGATGTAAAAGTAAAATAAAAAAATATAAAAAAACAAAAAAACCCAACAAATGTCGGGTTTTAAGTGTGATCGCGCCAGGATTCGAACCTGGGACCTACTCATTAGAAGATATATTATAAAATCTTCATTAAAGCCTATTATAAATGGATTCACAAAAATTATTTTCAAAATAAATCCGCAATTTTTCCGCAGTTTACCTACTTATTTTAAAAAGTGAGAAATCATATTCAGCTAAATAGTAATCTTGATTTCCTATTCTTTGAAACGAACCTCGAATTATATTTCCTTTTTGGTTTTGAAATCCTGCGTTAAACTTATAAGTTGATTGATTTAAGTCTTTATTTATTCCTAATCCACCACCAACTAACATTCTAAATTTCACTTGCTTTTGTACTACATCGATTTTCTTTGCTTTTATGGTGTAGGTTGGTGTAATTTCTTTGACTTGATTTCCAGCGATGATGCCATTGATTGTAAGCTTCAAATGTTCATCTTCGAAGTTCGATTCAAACTTTTTTAATTCTGTAGCCAAACGATACATTTCGGCTTGTTTGATAGAATCACCCCATTGGAACTCAGATTGCATATTGTCGATTTCTTCCTGGTAAGCAATGATTCTTTGTTCGGCTTCTGTGAGGTCTTTCAAGTACTTTTCTTCATTTTTATTGGTCTTTTTTTGGCCATTTATTTTTTCATGTTTTACAACGGTTGACGTTGGTAATTGCTTATATATTTCAGGAATTGTAATAGTAGTTTTGGTCTTTTCTTGGCCATTTGAACAACCTCTGAAAAATAATAACAAGAAAAGCAAAATCCAACCTAAGTATAGAAATGCTTTTTTAAATTTTGAGTTATCTAAGTTGATTTGCATTATCTATGAAATTTAGATGTTGAAATAATTGTTTTACTTAAATCGTGAGTTTCAAAAATTGGTAAACCAATAATATTAACTCCAATTTGAAAAGACACTGATACAATTAAATTTTTAATTTTTTTCATAAAATTAAATTTTAGGGTAAACAATTCCGTTTTCAGTTATTGTAATTCCTTTGTCTACTCTTTGTTTTAAAACTTTCCAATTAAAACCAAATGTTTTTTGAAAATGTGGTGCATCAGGAAATTTTTTCCAATCACCGCCCCATTCCCAACCAGCATCTTTGAATACTTTTACTACTTCCATCCAATCGGCTGTTCCATCAAAATCAAAATCTTTTAAGGTGTCCCAGGTTGCCGTTTCAAAAGTTCCGTTTTTATCTTTATCTATCAATAAAACAATATCAAATGCTAATCCATAATTGTGAATACTTTCCCAGGCATCTGCATTTGTAACTTTTGGTTTTTGTAAAAATAAAATGTGCTGTTCTTTTGGAGTTGAGTAAACTCTTGTAATTCTTAAACGAACATACTTGCCTAAATTATTATTAGCAACAATGTACAAAGCACCTAATTCATCCTTTATTCTAGGATGAGCTGTTTTAATTCTTTCATGCGATATCTGATCCATATTTTACTATTTAGCTTCGTTAATTTCCGTTTTTACTTTCTTATAGAAACCAATCATTTTTTTTATTTGTTCCCAAAGATTAAAACCGCACTTTGGTAGGTTTTCATTAAAAATAGAGTAAAATTCATTCAAGCAAAAAAGCAATATTAAAAAGGTAGTTAACTCAATTTCTGCATCTGAAATGGTTGAATACTTTAAATTTTTAATTAAGAAAGTATCTTGGAACTTATCTATTACTATTGGCGTACCGAGATAAACCATTAGCTTGATAAACATTTTCTTAAACTTGTCAGAAGAAAATCCTTCACCTTTTCCAAAAAACCACTTGTCTTTTCGGTCTTGTTTTTTTCTCCAAATTAACCAACTTGCAAGCAATCCTGTAGCAAAATCGGCTATAAATAAAATCGTAAGCAAATCGACTGCACCCCAAAAACTAACTATTTGCACTGCCACAACGGTTGAAGAAAGTGTAAACAATCCAAACAAAGGCTTGTTGAACAACTCTATAAACATTGAAAATTTAGGAGCTGTGATATGCAATATTTCGTTTATATAATTTTTCATAGTTTTAATATTAAGATATGTCCTCGTTTGAATAAATTAAATATTGTGCATTTGCAGGAATTTCACAATTCACTTTTTCAAATAAGTCAGGAAAATCAATCAATGCTTGCTCTCCGTTTTCAATAACTACTATGTAAGTGTTATTATCTGTAATTTGAATTATATGCTCCATTATGCGGTAAAGTATTGAATGGTTATTTTTACTATTTTAGCACTTATTGAACCTTGCGTAATTATTAATTGAAATCCATTGTTTGCTGAATTAGAACGTAATAAACAACTGGCTAATAGATTTACAGAAGATGTTGCTGTTTGTCTTAAATCCCCACTACCGTTGTATAAAACCTCACTTGCTCCCGTAAGCCCATCAGGTTTTACAGGAGTTGGAAAATCATTCATAAAATCCATCACAACAGAAGTCAAGGCAGTTCCAGAATTTTGATAAAATAATGTAACATTTAAAGTGACTAAATTACCTGCTTTTTGCCAATTGTAAGAATGTGAAGTTGTGCCGCTTGGTGCTGTTGTTCCTGTCCATGTTATACCACCTGTATAAGTACCTTTGTTGGTATTAACACCTTGTAATTCACTAAAATCTTCCCACGATTTTGTTACATCGATAAATTTACCAGCTATAAATTTTAAATGAAGAACACCTCTTCTTGGTAATTTAATATCACCGCCTTTTTTGAAATTAAAGTCATAGGTAGTATCATCAAAATTATGTTTTAATAATATTTCTTCAGACGAATTATTATAAATATAATAATCCTTGCCTTCATACAAATCACTGAATGAAACACTAAAACCCTTAACCAAATTAATAAGTGTATCAATTATAAGATAAGATTCTTTTTCAGGCAATTCTAATCTAATTGATGAAATTGGTTCTGAAAAAGCATAATTATATTGGCGTAAATTTTCTTTTGAGGCAAATTTATCATATACCCATTCTTGAGTGGATAAATATTCGCCTTCAGTATTTTTAAAGGCAGCCGCAGTAATTTCGTTATCAGTAACATTTCCCTGGTCAGTTACTTGTTGAAAAGTTGGTATTCCATTATTCCAACTTGTTAAAAATAGCTGACAATAGGTTCCACCATATTTTAACCAAACTTTACCACCTGGTGGCACTACCAAATCAGTTTCATCTAAAAAAAAGAATTTTGAAGTTGCGGAACCTGTTCCATTATGTAATAAAGTGAATGGTGTTGTACCTTTATTATGAATGAATAAATCTTTCATTGGATAAGGCATTTCTGCATCTGGATTGCCTGTAATTAAACTGGTTCCAAATCCATCAACCGAAACTAATAAAGAACTTTCGAGAGAATAATAACTATGTCCTTCAGGTCTTAACTGAATTACAGCTCTTGTTCCTTTTAAAATTGGATAGCTATAGTCTAAATTTTCAGATTTCTTTTTGAATTGCGTGCCTACAATTGGTTCAGTTGGCACACCTACTACACCATCAGTTACTGTAATAAAAGATATTGCAATTTTATTAGAAGGTATTGCTGGTGCTATAGGGTTTGAAGTGCTTTCTATACCCGCAATTCGCTCAAAAGTGTTACTTTGATTGGCTACTATTAAATCAATTCTGTGATTTTCAGTAGTCGCAAACGGAATAGAAATTACAACATTAGAAGGATTAGTATATAAAACACCTAAAATACGCCAATTCCAGCCTGAATTTATAGTTAAATCCTGATCTAATAAAGCAAAACCTGTTTGTTCTATAACACTATTTCCTTCACCACCTACTAAATTTTCAAGGTGCTGAAAATTACCATCTACTTCTGCAGATGTTAATTTAGAACCTTTTGTACTTCTATAAACTATACTCATATTTCAATAGTTTGATTTTGATAATTAAACTGAATATTATATTTTTCTGTTACCACACTCGAAGGCTGATAAAAAGAAACTTGATAAGGCACTAATTGTGTTTTTACCGAAAATAACGCACCGGTAATAGACAAATTCAATTCGATTCCAACCGCTAACAAAGCAGCTCTATCAGTAGAAGAAATAGCTCCATTATACGGCAAATCAATTGTAGTGTACACTGGACCACTTAAACCAGGTGTCATAAAAATAGCTTGTAACAATTGATCTGTTGGAATAACCGACATCGTTCCTGAAGTATCTTTCACATCCCTGATATAAGATGTAGTTAAATCGAATTCTTTGTCAATTGCATTGTAATTTACCACCCACATCATAGCGTTTTCTTCATGGATAAAAGAAGCTGCATCTACGAAACGTTTTAAAGCCAAAATATAATCGATAGTTACATCTTCAAACTGAGTAGGTAAAACGGCACTCAATAATTCAGGTACATCTGCTAAAACATATCTTCTTTCAACTTCTAATAAAATAGTATCAGTACCCGCCAAAAGCGAATCTATTTTATCCTGGTTCAAAGGTTCGTATAAAACTATTTTTCCTATTGGTTTAATTGCCATTTCTTTTCTTTTTTAATCACAATAATCATCTTCACAATAATCAGCAAAACAATATATTCGATATACTACCGTAGTAATATACTGCGGCACTTTTACAAAAATTACATGTATGGTATTGTTAATCGACATAATCTGTAACTATTTGGTGTAAATTTTCTAATAATAACACTTCGCTTCTTCCTTTAGTAAAATCAATAGTAATTCTAGTTGGAATAAACTTTTTAATATCACGCCATAAAAAACGCCCAATTTCTCTAGGAAATAAACAACCGATTGCACTACCTTCAATTTTTACTAAAGCTTCAGGTTGCACATCATGGTATATTTTAGCCATCGCTACACCATAACGAATATCTTCTGTTTGTCCAAAACGTTTCCAGCTTTCACGCCATTCGTTATCTTCGGTTTCATATCCAATTATATATTGTTCAGATTCACCAACTGATAAATTTAAAAAATCAGTTATATTGGTTCCGATTCCTGAAGGATGATCTATTAATTGTGAATTGATTTGCAAAAAATAAGCACCACCAAAAGTCGCCGTTAAACTCCATGCTTCAGTAGAACTGCTAGCCAAATCATTCATTAAAATATCATTACCACCAAACGTTACATAAAACAATTCAGGATTCGCATTTATAGCTACATACGAATCATAACTAATAAAATAATGATAGAACCAAGGTTGCAATGGAAATAGATTTTCATACGATAAAACAGCTACCACACCATAACCACCCGCCGTTCCATAAATAGGTCGTCTAAAACGAAATTGTTTTTCTGTTAAATCAGCAATTGAATCACCATGAAATATTGAAATACTTGTTGTGGTAGAAAAATCAATATTTCTAGTATATATATCTTCCCATGTTCTTAATTCAGTTATTTTCACTGATAAGCTTTTAACCACATAACTATAAAACCAAGGTTGCGTAAAATCAGCAGATAAAGGCGCATGTAGTTTAAAATCAAAAAAACCATTTTGAGGATAATTCAAATCTTTTAATTCTAAATTAGCAGAAACAGTTTCAGGTTTAGAAGTATAGTAATCACCCACTGTAATTAAACTGTTATAATCTGAAGAAGCAGTAACTTTTTTACAAGTTAAACGATTATTTTTTTCATCTGATTCAGGCAACTTAGAAGAAACTATTATATTGGATCCACATAATAAATCATATTTATAAGACCTTGAAAACTCTTTTTCTTCAATTGAGTTTATTACAGCAATACCACCACTTGTATATCTTGATATTGATTCTAAATTAATTTTATAATCAATAGAACGATCTATATATTCGTCTGAAATTTTTAAATATTTACGGTTTAAAATTGAAAAATAATTATTAACATAATCTGTTTCATTTTCAGCCTTTGCAGGACTTGTTCCATAATTTAAAATTTTTATAACTTCTAGATGCAATGGTTTAACAAAACCCTCAACAAAAGAAAGCCCTAAATATGATGTTAAAATATAACGTAATTTAGATTCTCTATTAATTGAACTAAAATTTAAAATACCATTTGTTTTCCAAAACGAAAACATATCTTTTGGCGCAGCATACAAAATAGAATTACCTGTTGTATTATCTTGAATGGCATAATCAGGGATTAAATTACCATCTTCATCACAATTCCAATCAATTTCAACTGTTTTCCATGGTGAAACTATTGATACAGTTGGTGTTTTAAAAAATACCAAATCCATCACATTTTTAGTTAGTGTTTCTGTTGAAACATATACACCATTAGTTGTGTAATTATACACCAATTGGCTTTCTTCATGCTTGCGATTGATTCCTTCAATATACCAGGTATCACCTTGACCATATAAAGTACAGCCTAAACTGTTTAATAATAATTCAAGGATTTCATACGCATTTTTTCGTTTAGGCATTACTTCACCTACTAACAAAATCACTTCAATTTCACCATCTAAATACGTTGCACCATTTACCACAATTTCATCCCAACGGTAATCTGTTACAGCCGATTCAATTGCAGGAGCAAACACAATATTTTTATCTAGCTTTGTGAAACGTAAACATTCTGCAATTAATTTAATTACAGATGTTTCTTGTTTGTAGTAGCTATTTGGTAAGTAATTACCTTTCAGTAATCCAATACCATCAGTAGCGGTTAAATCAACAAAAACAACGCCGTTATCATATGGTTCCGAATAGAAATCAGGCAATAAATACCCTTCGAATATTAAGTTATTATCCTGATCCTCTACCGTTACTAAATAACGTTTTTCGTTACCACTATATAAGTGAAAGAATTTACCATCGGTTTTATCATTTACCATAAGGTTAAACTGAAATTCCGAAGCCATAATAGACTGGTATTTATCATCAGCACCATTATAGATAAGTTTTGGAGCGCCTACAGCTGTAAACTCTTCAATTAAGTTACGATCATTCGTAAACTTATCTATAATTTTTACTATGATATTGGTAATATTCATTATCGTTTTCTACTATTTTTATTTACAGCACGTTCTATAACCAATTCCAAATCGGAACCAGCTAATCTAAAACCGCCTTCTATATTTACATTTACACCTTGATCACCACTTTGCATCATTCCCCAAAGGTTGCCTTGTTGTTTTTGGTTTAAGATTAATTCACCACTATTTACACGTGCTAGAATTTTATCACCATATAAAGAAGTGCCAGGAACAACACCACCATTTGCAAATGCAGGAGCACCACCGCCACCAGCTATATTAGATAAAGCAGATTTTGCTAAAGTTCCTAAAGCAACCAAAGCAATACCAGCTGCAATAGCCACTACCGGATTTAAAGAAGTAAGCGCTTTTTTAATTCCACTTACAGAAATACCAATTCCAATTGCTAATTTTCCAACCTGGATTGCCATATCCGCTAATGCAGTTATCATTAAAGTCCAAACAGATTGAATTGATAAACCACCCGCAATAGATTGACCTAACATTTCACCAAAACCAACAGCAAAACTTTCAGCTGTAGATTCCATTACCTGAGCAATACCCTCATTAAAAAGTTTTGCATTTTCTTGCATTTTATATTGCTCAGCCGAAATTGAAATTACAGCATTTTCAGTAATAGTTTGTGCAGCAGCCCAACTTTGTAAATAAGCTTCAGTATCTAATGGTTGCAAAGAAAGATTCAAATCTTTTAAAGAAGTTAATGGTTTTTGAAGCTCATTTAGTTTAATCTGAACTTCATCTATTCTTTGCTGATACAATAACCACTCACGATTAGATTCAGCCGTTTTAGATTGTAATTCTTTTAAATCTGAAATTTGTTTTTCAAAATAAGCAGCAGTACCTACTTTTAAAACATCACCTAATTTTTTAGCACCTTTTCCAATTCCAGCAACAACACCTTCTTCAGCACCAGTTTCAACAGAAGTTTCTACTTCATTTGTTAAAGATTCAGTATCAACATTTACATAGGCTATTTTTTTTCTAGAAAGGGTTCCATCAATAGCTTCATTAATATTTTTTGAAGTATCAACCGCAAATGCTTTTACATCCGCAGAAGCTTCTTTTACAAAACTTTTAACATTATCAACTTGCCCTGTAAAAGCATTTTTTAAAATATCTGGAATAGCTTTAAAATCACCAGTTAAAATTGCTTTAACTAAAGAACCAATACTTTTAAAACTATTAATAATAGTTGTACCCGCTAATTTAAAACCATCAATTATCAAACTAACTACTAACTTACCAGCAGTATATAATTGTTTAAATGATAAAATAATATATTGAACAGCACCTCTTACTAACATTGATTCATTATATAAATCAATAAAGTAATTTGCCACATCTACAATTCCTTTTTTTACAGACGACCAATTTTTAACTAAAGCATAAATCAATAAACCAACACCCGCAATAACTAAGCCTATTGGACCAGTCATTGTAGTAAAAGCAATACCTAAAGCACTAATACCCGCTGTAATCATTGGAAGTAAAGACATAAAACTACCAACAGCTAAAATTAACGGTCCTATAGCTGCTAAAATACCCGCTACAACTACAATCATTTTTTGTGCTTCAGGCGAAATATTTCTAAACCATTCTGCTAAATCTTGTAAACCATCAATTAATGGTGAAATAAAATCTAAAATTATACTACCAATTGAATCAGCAAAAGAAGCAATTGAATCCTGCAAAGTTGACATTCTACCTTTAAAAGTTTGCGCCTGTAAATCCATAGCTCCGCTAAAGTTTACATTACCAATACCTAATAAATAGTTTTGAATGTCTGTTGCGTTTTTTGCAACCGTTGTAGTAACACCTTGAAAAGTAAAAGAAACATTTTCACCTTCCGATTTTGCTTTGATTCCAAACTCTTTTAAACGTTCAAATTCACCCGTACTAGCATCAGCAACCGCTTCAATCATTTGATTTAAGCTTTTTCCCATTGCACTAGCAGTATTACCATAAGAAGTCAATGCTTCTTCAGATGGATCTAATCCTAAATTTTTAAGTTTAATGAATGCATCTAAAACCTCTTCCATTTGGTAAGGTGTTTCAGCGGCAAAAGATTGTATTTGTTTAAATGCGCTATCAGCTGCATCTTGATTTCCTTGAAACGTAGATAGCAAAGAAGTACGTAAAGTTTCAAAATCAGCAGCAGTTTTAACCGCCATAGTACCCAAACCAAGTATTGGCGCTGTTAAGCCTAAAGATAATGAAGAACCAATAGAAGTAAGTTTATCGCCCATTTTAGCAATATCACGCTGTGCATTTTGCATCTGTGTGCTAAATTGCTGTAAATCAGCACTAAACTTAATATTGATACTCGCTAAACTTCCAGCCATCACTTTACTTTTTTAGTATAGCTAAAGTACTTTTAGGTGTTTATTTTGTTGTGTAACTTTGTTCCGTTTTTAAATAAAAAAAAGCCTTTGCATTACACAAAGGCTTTTTCGAGTTTAACCAAAATTCAAAAAGAAGAAACACGTTAACATTCAGGGATTTTACCACGAGCTTTATCTACTCTTGCCCAAAAATCTTTCATTTCATTAATTTCTTTTTCAATTTCTTCATTTGTTTTGATATTCTGCATTTCAATAATATCAGATTCCCATGGGAATGGCATATATTCATGCTCAGAAACTTTAGATTTTAAATGTGGTAATAAGCTTACGTAGCTTAATTTTCTCATTATGATTAAACGCTCTTTAGATAAACCATCTTCTTTACGTCGATAGCCTTCTAATGTGTTAGCAAATTGCCGATAGGTTAAGGAATAAAAGTAATCTACTTGCAATCCTATTTCACCTAAAGCAATGCTTTCTAGTTCATCCCAGGTTAGTTCTTTGCGCTCCTCTTTTTCGGCGCTATCTGCTTTCCCTGGTCGGCGTTTTGTTTTGGCATGGATTCTACTATTCCTGCAATAATTTGCTGAAGCAATGCGGTGTTTGTAAATACAGTATCTACAATACATGCACTACTTTCACTTTCATCATCAATAGGATTTCCAGCATTATCTGCTGCTGCTATAACTAAGTTTTCAATTAAATCAAAAAACTCATAAGGAATATCATCTTTAATACCATCCAACACACTTAAACGTGCTAAAGTTTGATTCAAAGTAGTATCACCATATACACGCCCTAAAACTCTAAAAAAGCCCAGCCCGAATTTCAGGCTGTAGCTTTCATTATTTAATGTGATATTCATACTAAGCCGGAACTGTTCCTACTGTATAATCACCTGTTCCTTTAAAACTTGCATCACCAGTAGCAAAACCACTTGTAGGAGCTGCAAAGTTAATCGATTCAATATAGGCATTCCCTGAGATGATAATATCACCAACAGTTCCAGTTGTGAATTCGATTGCTACTTGCGTTCCTGCTTTGTGCTTGTTTAATAAAGATGCAAAATCTTCTTGCGTAGATAAAGCCGCTTTATCAGCTACTAACATATTTGTTGCTACACCCCAAGTGTAGTTTCCTGAAACTACTAAATTACCATCGGTATCTTTAGTAGCAATTTCTTCTAAAGACATAGAAGAATTAAAAGAACATTCTGTAGCGTGAAAGATAGTTTCACCATCTACACTAATTCGAAGGTTCTTACCTTTGTATGGTTGCCCTGCTGCCATTGTTTTATAATTTTATAATGTTAATTACTCCTGCATACGAATTATTTGCTTCCATCCACATTAAAGATGAAGATTCAAATTCGATATTTTGTGAAGCTTTTACTAATTCAATCATTTGATCAGTGAATTGTAACGCTTCATTGTATTGGTTTTCCTGGAACCAAAAAAACAAAGTAGCACTAAACATGTCAGCATCTTTGCTTTCACCTTCTTGACTTTCTAAACTGTAGGTTGCAAAAGGAAATTGCACATCTTCAGGCGCAATAACCGGATACATTCTCTGCTGCATTACATCTGTAAAAAATGTACTAGAAGTAAAAAAACTGAATATTAACTCTGAAAACTGAAACATTATCTACTTAATTTATCAATTCGTTTTTGTATGTATCGTGCTACTTTAGCTTCTGATTCTTGCGTAACCGCACCTTTTGTTTGTTCGTAAGCATTTTTCATAAAAGGATTTCCTTTTGTTCTACGAATTGCTGCACCATTATTAGCACCCGCTTTTCGTTTACGCTTGAATCCTTTGTTATACACATTGAATCCATATTCTACAAAATGTCCGTACCAACCATCTTGTTTGCCTTTTGCTCTAGGTCCTACATATACCGTAGGATTATCTTTTGCACTTCCTTTTCTACCCACAATAGTGCCAATAGATTTTTTTAGGTTTCCTGGTTGTATTACTCGCCCACGTGCCGTGTGTTTCTTTTTAGAAATTGGTGCCGTTTGCTTTGCCGCTTTAACCGTACTGCTTGCCACTTGTTTAAGAATACCAATGATTTCCCTCTTTTTACTTTTATCATCACTTAATGCTTTGATTTTTATTTCAAGTTCAGGAAAACCTGTTATTTCTACCATTGGCTTTGCCATTACACATACATTTTAACCATTAATTGCAAATGCTTTTTTCGACCTAATTCTTTTACGTGAATTACTTCAAATGTTTCATTTGTATCTTTTACCTTTAATTGATTGCTTTTTGCTTTGATTTCGGCATTGTAGCGAATTGTATACGTACGATTCACTAAATGTCGAATTTTACCTTCAGCTTCTTCATCACCGGATATTTCTTTCATGAAGGCAAAAGGATTCGCAATTACTTCTTCAGTAGTTGTTACACTTCCTGTAGAAGTAGGCACTTTCACTAACTCAATAACTTCAATTTTGCGGTCCATTTGCCCAATGAAAGGATTCTCCATGACTAGAATTTTTTATATGATCTAAGTAAAGACATTACAGTAGTAGAAAATACTTCTGCTCTATCTTCTCTTCGTTCGTACATATCAGCAACCATTAATAACACGGCTTGTGCAATAGGTTTATCAATCGTTTCCATCCCTACATTAATAGTAACGGTAACTGCATCGAATCTATCTTGAACTGTAGGTAAATCACCTTTAAAACGAATAGCAAATCTTTTGCTAGTTTCAGCAGTTAACGTGTAGTTTTCCGCATCTATTGTTTTTTCAGCTTCAGTGCCCTGCTCAAAATACTTAACAGATGTAACCGCTTTAACCGGAAACGCTTCAAACACCAAAGGATTATCAAAGCCAGTCATTTTAAATACGATGTTTTTATCTGTAACATGACCACCGATGTAGTTTTCCGCTTGCGTTACAGCTGCATCGATATAATCCTGGATTAAATCATCTTCATCTGTAAAATCAGCATCCACTCTAAGGTGTTTTTTAGCTTTTGCTAACGTTACTACATCTACTGAAGTTCCTGCTGTTATTTGAATATCTGTTATCATACCCTATTATTTTTTAACCAGTTCTACAGCTTTAGCTTCGACAAGTTCGTTTGCTTGTTTTTCTTCAATTTCAAAAACTTGACCAGCACTCCATGCTAATCCATAAGTTCCTGCTAGATTTACTAAAGCTTCTACTTTTACTTTTTTAGAAGAAGGTGCTTTTTCAGCACCTTCTTTATTTTTAGCATCTGCCATCTTAATTTAATTAAGCAGTTAACAATGCGTTTTTAGCAAATGCTTTAGGATTAGCAATTTGCATGTCAGCATGTGTATTTAACACTAAACGTACTGAATTTGACAAGTCAGCAGAATAAGGATTAATTGACACATTGATTGCGCCCCATTGACCAATAGTCATTTGCGAGAAATCACCATAAATTAATGGATAAACAGCAGTTCCTGAAGCATCTAAAACTGGAACTAAAGAAGAAGAAACCGCTTTAACACCATCAATTAAACCACCTTCATATAAGAAACGACCTGATCCAGCATCTTTAGTGATTTGTTTTAAAGCCGCTTTTAATTTAGGATGTAATAAATATCCTAAAGATTGTTCTGTAGCATTATCTTCTTCGATTAACGCTTGTAATTCCACAATTCTTGCCCAAGTAGAAGCACCTGATCCTGATTGAGTAGATACATTTACACCTGAAACAGATAATAAACCTGTAGGAGCAATACCACCCGCACCATTAATACATGCCGCATGTAATAATTGCGCAAAACCATTGCTTAAACCATTCATAATCATTGTTTCTACATCTAAAGATGATTGTAACAATAATTGGTTAGAAATATCAACCGCACCACCCGCACGTTTAGGTGCTAAAGTAGGACCAGCAAATGTTTTCTTTTGCGGTGTAATTGCAGCAGTTTCTGCTAGGAATTCCATTGCAAAATCATTTCCAACTACTAAAGGAATATTTCCACCGCTTAAATTAGTTAAGAAAGTTGCTCCTAAATCTTCAAAAACCAAACGAGGTCTTAAAGGCTCCACCATTCTAGGCGCTTGATTTTGCACTAATGCTCCACCATAAGATCCTGAATCTTGCGTTACTGATTGCTGTGTAGCACGTAACATAGATAATGGTAAAGAGAAAACCGTATCAGCAGGAGTTGAAACACCCGCATTTCTACTTTCTTCAACACCCATTTCATGGATTTCTTTTTCAATTCCTGTAAGCTTACCGCCACCCATTGCTGGATTAGCTTCTCTTAAAGCTTTACTAATTGAGAAACGCTTTTGCATATTCTCTTTTTCTCTTGCCTCACCATCGTTACCAGGAACGAATGTTGCAGATGCAGCAGCTGCTCTAGCTTCCACTGCTTCCATTTCTAAGGCTCTATTGATTTGCATGTCTAAAGCTTCCATTTCAGCTTTACGCGTATCAAATTCCCCATTTTCAGCATCGGTGAAATCTCTGTTTTCAGCCTTTGCCTTGTTAATTAACGCTAACTGCAATTCGTTTGCTGCATGGCGTTGTTGCTTTAAAGCATCACTTTTTTTCATTTTAACCGGATTTATTTATTATTCAACAATTCAAACTCTTTTTCTCTTAAATTTCTGTTGTGAAACGAAAGTTTTTCAGGATTTACAACTTCAATACCTTTAATCATTTCCGCACGAATTTCTTCTAATGTTTGTGCTTCACGTTTTAAAGCATCAGGATTAGAACCAATAGGAACAATGGACCATTCCAACAATTCTTGTTCATCAAAATAAATCACATCTTTATCTTCTCCTAACTTTTCATCACCCCAATGACCACGTTTTGGATTTGCACCAATAGAAGCCATACGTAATGTTCCCGCTTGTACTTTTTTCCAAACCTTTTCAGCAATTGGATTTGTATCTGCATCTTCAAAACGAATTCTACCAATTAACTGATCACCATCTGTAAAAACCGAAGATGTTCCAATTAACATATCAGGATTATCAGAATAAGAACGATGCGCATAAAAAACTACTGGATTAGCTTCGTATCTTTTTAAATCCCACCCACTCATTTTAAATACCGTTCCATAGGTATCAATAGCTTCAGTAGAAATAACGAATTCCGCTTCGCGGTTTTTTATGTTTTCTTCGGATAAAGCACGAATAACGGCTTCACGAACTACTGCTTTATTTAATTCTAGTTTCATATTCATTACTCATTATTATTTGAAGTTCCATCAGCCGATCGTAATAAAGATGCATTCTCTAAAGTTTGCATATTAACCGGTAAGAAAATTTGATCTAATCCATCAATTGGATTTAATTCTTCTAAAGCACGAATTTCATTTGGTGTATAAATTCCAAAGTTTACCATTGCTGTATAGTAATTACGTTTTGATTCCAAATCACCACGTAACAAAGCATTGATATTCATTTTGAAATAATATCCTGATTCGCGCGTAAAACATTTTTTATTGATTTCTTGTTCGAAACGTGTAACCCAAGGAAGAATTGAATCTTGAACATGTTCGATTCCTTGCTGATAGATGTTTAAGTAAGTACCAGCTGACATGTCTTTAATTTTTACCGGTGCAAGATTTAACCATCTACAGCATTCGATAACCGCTAATTTGTTAGTTTCTAAAAACATAGATTCAGCAGGAGTAATAGAAATACTTTTGTACTTCATTCCTTCATCTAACATTGGAACTTTGAAACGTTCAGCAGAATTCATTTTAGAAACGAATCCATCTTCGATAGCTTTTTTATTTTTAGAATCAACTGATTTATCAGATTCGATAACACCATGACCAACACCCTGATGCCTATAAACTTCAGATGCGTATTCTTGCGTATCTAAAGAAATACCTAACTGCTTTGCAGCGAATTTTATAACTGAATTACCACGAATTCCATCAAAAGAAAATGCTTTAAAATGAATCATGTTTTCAGCTGGAATAATTCCATAACCTTTTACATCGTAGATTATTTTTAAACCTACAACCGATACTTTCACATCATCGTAATTATGAAATATAATAGCTTCTTCAAATCCTGATTGCCCATTACGAGCTATAGAAGAAAAACCATCACCTTTAAGAATACATGAAATAGTCATGATTTTCCACCAATCAAAAGAAGTCATTAATTCGTTTGGTGAACCTGAAAGCAAATAAGAAACTGGATGTTCATCACCCGAATTTCTTCCTGTTTCAGACTTAATAAACACTGATTTAGGAAGTTTTGCGATGTCATTAGAAATTACATCGACACCATTGTAAAAAGCCGAAATAGTTAAAGAAGAATCCGCTGTTGCATTTGCACCAGGCTTTTTAATCATAAAATTAAATAAAGAATTAGATGTATTATCTACTTCTCTATTCTGTATTTTATTAGGAAACAATTCACTTAAAACGCCCATAACTTAGCTTTTATATGTGCTAAATTATAGGCGTTTAGTGTTTTAAGTGTGTAACTTTGTTCCGTTTTTGTGTTTACTCTTTAAAATACCATTCATCTTGGTGTTTTTCGAATTTTAAACGGTATTGACCTACTGCGATTGTAATTATGTTTACTGGATAGGATTTTGCTTCAGGCAAAGATGTAATTGCCATTTTTAATGTTTTGGCTTTTAAGTTTGGATTCATTTTATAGATTTAATTTTAATTGTTTTGATTCTCGCATTTTATCTAAGATTTTACCCATTTTTTTACACCATTTTAGTTTTGGCTTTGTAGATGGATGCGCAAGCCATTCTTCATAAGTGAATGGATAAACTAATGGTTTCATTATATAAAAATTTTAATAATTAACAATCCACTTACAGCACCACATCCAGCGCCTAAAGCATAAGTTAGTTTTTGATTCAAAGTTGAAATTGCTACCTTACTGACATTGAACGCCCATAGTAAGCTAATTAAGAAACTAACCAGGAACACGCCATAAATATATCCTTTTGCAATTAGCATTGTATTGATAGCTACTAATCCAACTTGAAAGAACGATTGAAGGAAGATTTTCATGATATTTCTTTATCGATTTTAAAACAGATTAATACTATCAGGACCATTAAAGCATACACTGCTATTTGTCGCACGATTCTTTGTTGGATGAATTGTAAATCCAATAGTAATGAAGCTGCAAAAATTAGCAGCATCATTACGATTAATATACTTACTGAAATTATATATTTTCTCATTTTTTTAGGTGTTTGTTTTTTACTTTTCTAAAACTATCATAAGATGAATACTTGTACTCACCAAAATATTCGAAATACAAATCATTGACAGCTTCAAAGCATTCGATTTCTGTTTTATGATTTTTTAATTGTTGGAAATAATATTCATAAAATCCGGTAACGGTTCCAATTCTACGAATGATTTCGTTTTCTTTTTTTAATTTTTCAATTAAGGCGGCTAAATGTTGTTCCTGTGCTGTCATATGTAAATGTCATCTGTTGGTTTACTATATTTTGAAACTTCTTCTTCAGGTGAATAAGAAGCGGCAATTGCATTAATTAAAGCCGCTATTCCATCAATCCTTTTTTTATTTTTATGACTAGCACCTTTACTAATCATAATATTACCTTTTGAATCTTCAATTGGAACACAAGCCGAAAGCATCCATTCCATAACTGGATTTCCATCATGTTTAATTTTACCATCATAAACTAATTTTTCTAACATTTTTGTTGGAAAATTTAGCTTTGGCATAGTTTGCGATAATTCAGAAACATTAATTCCTTCATCCATCATATCAGAAACCAAATGTGAAGCATTCCAGGGATCAACTTCGACACGTTTAACATTGTATTTTATATAATTTTCTTTGATATACGTTAATAGAAAATTATAATCAACTCTATTTCCAGGTGTTGCAATCATAAAACCAGAATCAATCCAATATCTATAAGGAACACCATCGTTTTTACTTCTTTTATCAATATTATCTTCAGGACAAAATAAAAATGGTTTTAAATATCTATAATCATTTTCATCAGGTTCAGATAAAATAATAAATGCTGTAATATCTGTCGTAGATGACAAATCTAATCCTGAATAACTTCCAAAGTTTTTGAATTTAGATAACGGAATTTTATCAACTTTGTTGTTTTTCCAAATTTCAGTAGGAATCCAAATACTTGCTCCATCAACCCACATATTTAAGTGTTTTGTTTTGAAGTTTGGAATCTTTGAAGGTTGATTTTTAGCTTTGATAAATTCTTTTTGAAGGTTATCAATATCCAATCCGTTTTTTAGCAATGGATTTGCTTTTTCCCAATTCTTTTCATCTTCCCAATCATCCTCTTCATCCAGGTCGTGAATCATAATCCAAAGGTGATGATCTATTTTTCTACCTTCTAAAACTTCTATAACAGAATCTTCATAGTTTTTACAAACCGAACCGATGTTAGTACCCGCTGTAGTGATATGATATGTTATTGGCTGGCGGCGTTGTACTGATGATGATTCTAGATTTTCTTTTACACCATCATCTTTGTGCGCATGGTATTCATCGATAATCGCTACATGCGCATTGATTCCATCTTGCGTTTTGGAATCACCGCCCAAAGGTCGCATTTTAGATTTTGTAGGATGAAAACCCACGATGCGTTGCATGGTATAGAATCCCATTTGCGCCAAAGCCTTGTTTGCTACTGGTGAATTAATAAATGAAGCAGCTTGTTCCCAACAAATTTTTGCCTGATCTTCTTTTGTGGCTCCGATGTAGATTTCGGCTTCCATTTCCATATCGAATGACATACAGTATAAACCCAAACCCGCCATTTCTGCTGATTTTCCGTTTTTCTTTGCACGTTTATCGTAAATGGTATTTATACGGCGGTTTCCTTTGCTATCCTTCCATCCAAATAGGTTATAAATGGTAAATGCTTGATAAGGTGCCAAAACGAATGGTTTTCCTTGCATTTTTCCTTTTGTATGATTTAAGAAGGTAGGAAAAAAGTTTACGGCACGCATTCCGGCTTCATGGTCCAGGATAAAACCATCTTTTTCAGCAGTTTCTAACCAACCATAAAAACGTTGCACGGCTTTTTTAATGCGGTTTCCGGTGATAATTTTACCACTTGAAACCGCTTTTGCGTACTGAAACGGAACGGATTGTAGTTGTTTTCTAGTTGGTTTCATGGTTGGTTAAAAATTTGACATTGCCCGGATTTAGATTTTACTATTTTTACTAATCTTGATTTATGGAAACCTATTGGTATTTTATGTTTATTGATTGAAGTGATGTACATATAATCGGTTTCATCAATAATTTGCACTTTTTTTTGTGTTTCTCTACCACCTTCAGAATAAGAGTTGTAAATAACTACATCACCTACTTTTGCTTTTATTGGAAGATTGAATAGGTATTTATCTTTTATCATGGAAGCTTTCATTATTCAGTTATTTCTTGGTAGTTTTTACGGATTACCGTATCTACTTTGTTACATAGGTCGGTTAAATAGGTAGAACCTTTGATTTGTTTTACCTGGAATAGATCTTCTAGAACTTGTTCGCATTGTGCTCCTAAAACTTCGGCGTTTGCTTTCATTTCTAAAGCGGTTTCTGCATTGGCCCCTACTTCATGTAGGGATTCTGCTAACAAATAACACAAAGCCGCTATTTTGTGTGATTGTACTGCTGATTTTTTGTTGTTTGAGTTCATAACCTTATGTTGTTAATTGGTGATTGTATTTTACTGATTAAACTATCTGAAATTTGAACGTACATCATGGTTGTTTTTACTGAATTATGGCCCGCTAACTTTTGGATTAGATTTATATCTGTTCCGTTTTCTACCATATGAGTAAAACAATTGTGTCGCATTTGATGTGTCCAAACTCTTTTTTTTATTCCAGCTTTAGTTGCAAGTTGTTTTAGTACTTGCGATACACTTCGGCTGCTGTATTGTTCCGAAAATTGACCGCTTAAAATGTATGTTTTGGTTTTGTATTGTTTCCAATAGTTTTCCAAAAGCGGAACTACGATTTCCGGCAACATTACTTGGCGGTCCTTTTTTCCTTTTCCGTTTAGAATATTAATTACCATTCGTGATCTGTCGATGTTGGTCCAGGTTAAGTTTATTAATTCTGAAACTCGTAAACCGCATGAATATAGCAGCGCTAATATTACTTTGTGTTTTAGGTTTTCGCAGACATCAAACATTTTTTGTACTTCTTCCTGGCTTAATACTTGCGGTAACTTTTTTTCTGAACATGGGTATTCAATATGCTTAAATTTTAACGGTTGTTTTCCGGTTAGTTTGTAGAATAGCTTTACTGCTGATATTCTATGTTTTAATCCGTTTACTGATTTTGCCTGAAGCAACCATTCTTTAATTTGTTTTTCTGATATTTCAGATGGTTTTGTAGCGACATTATTAAAGTGTTCTAAAAAGCATCTGACTTGGCTTTTATAATTCTCAATTGTGTTTTGAGAATAGTTTTTTAGTCTTAAATCTTCGGAATATAATTCCGTATATTTTCCGATGTTCATGGCGTAAAGTGTTTATTTTGTTAGTAATTTAGATGGTTGAATACATATAGGAGTTATGCCTCAGCTACGAAGCAACCGCCAAAGCAACTCGTTTCAAATCATTTTTAACATCTAACCAAAAATCAATTTTACTTTGATTAAATTCGGGTAA